GTGTGTACTTGTTACCAGCGCCAACTCTAAGACTAGTTGACCAATCATCTGTTAGTTTGTACTTGCCAATCACTGCCGCTTCTACTCTTGTGTCATTTCCGCCAGAGTCTTTGTCTTTTGTTCTTGTGTACAGTTCAGCGTCAATATAGTTGTTAATGTGCTTACCAAATGTCATTGCCCATTGAGTACTATCACTTCCGCCAGTATTGCTTTCTTCTACACCTAATTTAATACCTGAATAGTATCCAGCTTTTTCTACTGCCTGTAATGGTAATGTTAGAGCTACTGCTATTGCTACAGTTATTATTTTTTTCATTCTTGTCTCTTCTTTTGTAGTTTTAGAAATGCCGCTTGGAGTTCTTCTGGCGACATGTTTTCATAATCAACAACTTCTTCTTGCACTTGTTCAGACTCATCCTGGCATACAAAGTTGCATGCAATTTTAGATATGATTTGATACCATATCGCAAAGAATAGTAAGATGCAAAACCAAAGTACAGTACGTGACAGTAGTCGTTTCATAGTATTATTTAATCTATTAAAACTAAATTATAACACCTAAAGATTACAAAACGATTACAGTTTTGCAGATAATTCAAGAACTGTTAGCCAAAAAAAAGCACTCCGTAGAGTGCCTTTAGTTCTAAATAATTTAGAATGAATATGTTAACCAAGCAAGTGCTTGTGACTCACCTAAGTATTCATTTTTAATAGTCCAGTTTGCTTCAGACGCGTTAGTCATTGAGTAACCAGCACCTACTGTAACAGCATCAGTGTACGCATATTCTAAACTTACTTTGGAATCTGTATAATCATACACGCCATTACCTAGTCCATCAAATGTACTACGTCCCACGTGTGCTATTGCTGTTAACTGTTCTGTTACTGGAACTGTCCAATTAACTTCGGTATAGTCACTACCGCTAGCATTACCAATGCCAAACACATCTTCTGTGATTGCATGTGAGTATTTAAGTGCTATGTTAGTACCAAAAACATCTTTGTTAACACCAGCGTATAACTCTGTTGTATCTGTTCCTGATTGCCCGTTTGTTGTATTGCCTGGGAACCAGTACTGTAACACACCAACGTCATAACCAATGCCTGTGTCACCAAATGTGTCAGCGTAACCTGCATAGATGTTAGTTTCAACATCATTGTTATTCATATAACCGCCATCTTCTGTCCACTTAGTGTTTGAAATCCAAGCACCTACATAAAGACCATTATCTAATGTGTAATCTATGTTTGCTTGTAATGCTGGATCCCCAGCAGTCTGTTTCAGCCCGCGGAATAGGTATTCTGAATAAACCCCAACGGATCCTGAAAGTTCACCTAAGGATATGTCTAAAGGAGCAGTTGTTTCTTCTACTGCATATAGAGTTGATGTTGCTAAGAGTGTTGCTAATAGAACTTGTTTCATTATTATTATTTTCCTAAGTAATATTACCTAATATTTATACTAGTATCTGTAGGTATCTACTTTAAATGGCCCTGTAGTACTAACGCCAATATAGTCCGCTTGTGCTTTAGACAGTTTAGTCAACTCCGCACCCACTTTAGCCAGATGTAGTTCTGCTACTTTTTCATCTAGGTGCTTAGGCAAGAGATACAGTTTACCTGTTTCGTAGTTGTTAGGATTATTAAACAGTTCTATCTGTGCTAGCACTTGATTAGTAAATGAGTTTGACATAACATAACTTGGATGCCCTGTTGCACAACCTAGGTTAATTAATCTACCCTTAGCCAACACAATAATCTTGTTACCATTTGGTAGTGTTACATGATCCACTTGTGGTTTAATCTCGTCCCAATCTAAATCTTGTATACCAGCGATGTCTATTTCAGAGTCAAAGTGTCCAATGTTGCATACGATAGCATTGTGTTTCATAGCTAGCATGTGTTCTCTAGTAATAATATCAATGTTGCCTGTTGCTGTTACAAAGATGTCTGCTTTATCTTTAGCATAATCCATAGTAACTACTTTGAAGCCTTCCATTGCGGCTTGTAAGGCACAGATTGGATCTACTTCAGTTACCCATACTTGAGCTGACAGGGCGGCTAGTGCTTGTGCTGAACCCTTGCCAACATCACCATAGCCACATACCACAGCAGTCTTACCTGCTATCATCACGTCAGTGGCACGTTTGATACCATCAACTAAACTTTCACGGCAACCATACAAGTTATCAAATTTTGATTTAGTTACGCTATCGTTAACATTGATAGCTGGCATTAGCATTGTGCCTGCTTCGATGCGTTCTAGTATCTTGTGTATGCCCGTTGTAGTTTCTTCTGTTACACCCACAATACCGTCTAACAAGTCTGGACGCTTGTCCATGATATACCCAGTTAGGTCGTGTCCGTCATCTAGCAATATGTTTGGCTTCCAACCATCTGGGCCTTCCAGCGTTTGTTCTATACACCACCAGTATTCTTGTTCTGTTTCACCTTTCCAAGCAAACACAGGAATACCCTGTTCAGCCAATGCAGCCGCGGCATGATCCTGTGTGGAGTATATGTTACATGAGCTCCATCGTACACTTGCACCTAGAGCAATTAAAGTTTCAACTAGCACAGCAGTTTGTACTGTCATGTGTAAGCTACCTGTAATACGAGCACCTTTGAGTGGTTGTTTTCCCTTAAATTCGTCTCTAACAGCTATCAAACCAGGCATTTCAGTCTCTGCAATGGCGATTTCTTTATGCCCCCACCCTGCTAATTCTATATCTTTAATTTTATAATCCATTACTTTTCCTATTGTTAATTACTAAAAATTTTCTGTGCGAGATAGCATTTCTTTTAATTTACTGTTTAATATCGAATCATTTGTATCAGCAACGTAATCGTTTTGTGTAAATTCTGGAATAGGCAAACTTATAGCATCATAACTAATTTGTTTAGCCAAGTCTCTGTGTTTACCATTCTTAGGATTCATACCTAATACTTTTTCAACAGCATAATCATGATGTGCTAACGAGCACGGATGCTGATCATAATCATGTTTATATAATATATATTCTTTTTTACTAACATAATACTCCCACATACCCGGATACTGCTCAATATTAGAAATACTATTAGGTTGGTCAATAAACTTATTCCATTTGATATTTTTTAATAATTGGGTTACCGGTCTAAGTGACATTGTTTGAGCTGATTTTTCAATTTCTAAATCAGACACATAGTCAATTTTATCCCACTTAGTCGTAAATGAAGGTTTGTATGTGGGTCTAGCATCTATCCACGGATTTTGTACAAACGCCATAGTATAATCACACCCGATAGTATCTAGTAATAATTGTGTATTGTGTATTGTTTCAAATCCAGAAATAATACCATGAGTAAAACTAATGTCGTGGTCTGGATGCACGCGGTACATACCAAGAAAAGGAGTATCTTCTGTAAACCATAGTTTACCATCTGTTTGTGGGAAGAAGTTGTGGCATTGATACTTTTCAACCCATTCTTGGTCATACCAAAATGTTTGTCTAAACGGATGTGTCCACATTATATGAACTTGATCATCTTTGGTAATTTTATTGCGATTTTCCATCAGTTGCCAATACGGATGAGAATGACAATATCCTTTAAATGCTAAATTAATCATTGGTTGATTTGTATAAACTTGTAACCAGTCAGCCCAAGTAGGCCAGTACCAATTGGTCATACTACACCCAAACACATATATCATTTATCTGTTATTCCTTTCCTAGACTTCTGCGATGTTGCTGGGTCACTGAACTTACGATTCTTTCCTTGATTGTAAGCCTCGTTTGCCTCTAAGAATAATTTTTTTGTTATTGATCTCATCTTGAATGGCCCAGATGATACCATTCTTTTGAATTCTTTGTGTAATTTAAAACTGCTGTTTGTTGCCATTGTGACTCCTATGTTAATAAATGTTTAGTAAAAAATTCTGCTGGGTGGCATTCATAATTAAACACATGCCCATGGGCGTTCATTGGAATTCTAGTCATGGCCAACATTGCTGAATTGCGTGCCTGTTTTAATGTCTGGATATCCTGATTAAGGTTAACGTCTACTTCTGTTGTATATGGGTGCCAAAACATTGGAAGGTCCTCAATGCACCAACGATGTTCTACTCCATGTGGGTCAACACTGTGTAATCTTTCTGCGGCAGAATATAAATTAGTCCACCCGTCTTTACGTTCCGGATACCCAATACGTATTTTCATATCTTTTTCTAAAAACCCTGGTGGTACGAACAATGGAGGTGCAATAGTACCCAACAGTTCACCAACGTGGCTGTAGCCATCATAGTGTCGGATCAATTCTTTAGTAGGGGAGTACACTGTGCCAGGTATTTTAAATCCATAATGCCACCCCAATGGGTCGGAACGATACATGCTGTCCTCACCGCAATCTGTATCAAACCAATACTTTTTAAATCTACCAGCTTTCATTAGTAAGAGTGAATCAACAGTGTCCCATTGGAATTTAATAAAATTTCCGTCTTCAGTTAGTTCACCGTTGAGGGCTAAACTCATACGCATCTGTTCAGGCCAATGGCTATAATACATAACTGCCAACGGATCGGGGTCAGCATTTAATGTTGCGATGCTTGCACGTATCATGTCCAAATTACTGTCTATAAAGATATGATCATCATTGCCTTCATACCAGACCAATTGATCGTCATCAGCAAATCTTTCATCACAAAGAGCTCGCCATTTTTGTGTACTGTCAATCCTATACCAATTGAGTTCTAATTTATCTTTGGGAAATATGGAATACATGTATTCTTCTAGCTCTTCCCTGCGGGGACTAAATTCGGCTAGATCAATATAGAACACAAATTTGTCTACAACTGGTGACATCACGGCACGACTAGCCAAACAATATTTAAAGATGTCAAATCTATTACTTACAGGGAACCATGGTGCTCGTACATAGGTTGTACCAGCATAAGGATATGACATTTTGATGTCAGTTATTTTTACATTGAATAATACGATCATCTAAGATTTACAGTGTACGTGCCAAGGATGTCATATATTACAGAGTCAACTTCTTGTTGCCAGTTAACACCTGCATTGATTAATTTGTTAATTAACGTTTGATATTCTGGAGAACTGTAACAGTAGTGTCCTGCTACGCTAACCTTCTGTGTGGGGTCAACGAGATCAGTCCATTTTGACCATTTACCGCTTGCTAATACCACGTCAGCAAACTGTTGCCATTCGTTGGGGGCATGCTTACTGCTTAACACTCTTAACAATTTAGTTTGTGCTACTCCTAACTGTGGTGCTATGTTTAAGGTATGCACTCCGGCATCTTTTCTCATTCTTACTTCTGCGGCTGTCAGGTAGTCTGCGTTGTGTTCTTTCAGTTTAACGCCATTTTCATTGGCGACTTGTACTAGCTCAATGGCGGCTTGATAATTAAATTCACCGTGTTGATGATCCTCATGGCATAGGCTTCCTGTCTGTGCTACCACTGTGTATATGTTTGGCATGTTCTTGGCAAACGCGACATCTTTCTTATACTGTATTATGCCAGCGGCCACCCCCACGTTCTCTTCAGTGCCGAACTCAAAGCGCACATTGGGGTTCTTCTTATAAGAAAAATCAAATAATTCTTCTGCGATTCCATAGGTATCGTCTACACGTGAAGTATCAATGTGTATTAGGTCAAATCCCTGTTCTATATCGTATGCAATAGTTTTCTTGCTAGCTTCTACTGCATCACGCAAAGGTAATCCCTTCTCAACGTCTAGGAAGTATGGTCCACAATGATCGCGGCATATCCATAAGTTCTCTGTTGGCAGTGTAGACAATAACTGTCGCAGTTCGGGGGTTGTCATAACATAGCCCGACTCAGCGTCAACTTGATTTCGGCTGGCTATCAGCATCAATGGCTCGTTCTTTTCTTTAGAATAGGTTGCTATTGAAGTTATAACTTCGCGGCTCATTGGGCCAAACCCTAATTTAAAATTCATGTTTAATCCCCATCTTATCCATTATATAAACACAGGCATCTAATACTGCGCCTTTACCCCCCGCTCGAGGAGTTACATAGTCTGCATTTTCTATTGCGGTTCTCCACGCCTGCGCTGGCGCGATACTTAATCCTACATTTGGAAATATCATAGCATCATATGGACCGTCGCCCATAAACACTGTTTCTTCTGGATTGCCTTTGTTTAAAATAAAAGCATTTCTATCTGCTTCTTTAACTAACGTTAACGGAAACTTCATGTGTTGTACTATACGGCTTTCGGTAATTGGCCAGCCTTGTTTATCAGCTGAGATAAATTCTATATCAATGAACTCTCTTAACTGTTTGAGGCCATCATGATCGTAATTACCAAACGCTTTGAATGGTTTGCCATCAACACCCCAATATAGCATGCCATCATTGAGGACTCCATCTACATCTAATATAAATCTTTTATACATCTAATACCTTTGAAAAATGTAATTGTGCTAGGGCTACCAAGAACTTGTCAAATGGTGCTTCGTGCAATGGGCTCATGTTCAAATAGATGATTGGCACTAGCAGTTTAACTTTCTTCCAATCGAGACCATTTGCGTTAACCCACTGTTGTAATCGTAGTTCGTATTCTTTAACATTCTCAATACTCGGACATTCTATAGTAGCGTAGTCATCCTTTTCATTGTACTTGTATAAATTACTCTTGATGTCTTTATAACTCTGATGAAGTCCACCTAACATCTTAGCTAAGTCATAATATTGATCACCATACAGCTCACCACCAAAGTCTGTTCGCCAATCAATTGCGGTAAATTCGTGACGGCCTTTACCTTCAATCTCATCCCACCAAGTCCTGTTCATAATAGACATAGGGTCTGGGGAACCAGTGTATGGATAATATTTGTATATTGTATTGTCAAAATGTAAATCACCATGTACAAACTTCCAACTGGTTTCTGTACATAACCATTTCCAATCAATTTTTTCTAGATATTGATCAATACTTAACACTTCCTTGCCGTTGACCACACAGGGTTCTGACCAGTCACTGTATTTTGCACGTATCATGTCAACCCGTTCCATGGTCTTGTCATGGTAGAACTTATAACATGTTTTATATTTGTCTTCTTGGGTGATTGAGTCGGGGGCTGGTTTCCATAACAATTTTTCGCACCAATCTAACATCTTATCAAATAAAGGTAGAGTATATTGATTATAAACTATATCACCTTTAGCAAAATCATGTATTAAGAAATTACCTGATTGTTCAACATTGTGAGGCATTGCGTCTGGATTGCAAAGAGCACGCTGTACACGTAAATCTGCATGTTTAGATTCTGTCCAAAATTTAATAATTTTTTTATTATCATTATAGAACAATTCGTTTGGCTTAGGAAAACTAACATCAGTTAAGTGTGCCGAATGTTCTTCCCATTTTTCATAAGTGCCAAAGTCTTTCCATTCTTTAATAGAGTGTACTTTAAGATCCATGCCTGCAAAGCCTTCTGGTGTTTGCTTGGCCTTTCTGTCTTTAAGATTGCTTAGATACTCATCGTCTTTGGCATACATTAATCCAACGAACGCATCAACAGCATGTGTGCTAGGTTGTTTGTCTATGATCCTAATTAACTGCTCGCCATCGCGCTCAACCCAATGATAATCCTGTGCTATCGCGCCGTCCACTGGATGTACTCCGATCCAGTTGTGATCTAGTTTATCTTTATAATTAAAATCAAATAGAGTATCGCAAGCTAACCACATGAACCCACCGTGGAGATACTTCTCGCACATTTGGATTGTTGTTGCCGGTCCGGTGTCGCCTTCCGCATAGTTGTCAATGTCAACGAACACGATATCTTTATCCTTATGGACCACTGAAACATAGTCTTTGACGTGTTGCCCCATGTGGCCGCACGCTATGACAAATCTAGTAGATATGTCAAATTTTTCCATTATGTGGCTGATCAAAGGTTTGTTGTTATAGGGTATAAGTGCCTTGGGGACCATGCGGCTGAACTGTCCCATCCTGCGACCGTATCCTGCGGCTAATATTAGTACCGTAAGTTTATTTGTGTTCGGCATCAATCCTCCCATGACCTCGATTGCTTGAGTCTTCTAAACGTATAACGTCATCTAATTGAGTAGTGCTTGCTTCAGTGTAATGCAAATCGTCATGGGCGATCATTCTATGTATCGTGCCTGGGGGAGTATGAAATACTGCGCCTGGCGCTAGTTCCTGTACTATTAATTCGCTTTTAATTTTATCAATCTCTTCTACAGTATATCCGCCAGCGAGAAAACGTTCACAGTCAAACGGGCCTGGATGATATGCTAACGCACCATTGCCTATGTGTAGGTGTATGCTTTCTGATTTGAATTGATGCACTTGTAAACTAGTTACGAACCCTGCTTTGAGGAGTAATTCTTTAAGTGCAAACGGGTAAACATCATCGCCACCTTGTAACCATGTTTCTGTTCCCCATGGTTTATGCACCACGTGGCAATCTTCTAATTTTTGAAAATCTACGGACATATTTTTCCCTTGTTTGACTATTTATTATATACTAGTATTTAACTTTTTACAACAGCATGTAAAAATTATAGGATAGTGTTTACCCGAAGCTAAATGCCAATTTTCCACCTATGCGAGATGAGTAATAGCTTTTACCCCCATCTACTAGGATATGTCCTTCAAAATTTGGTGGGTAAACTGCACGGAAGTCTTTAAGAACAGCATCGTCGCCCTTCTTAACCATTGATGTGTATATTTGAATAATTGATGATTGATTTAATAATGCGATAGCACCTGTAGCAAATTCTGGATTCTTGTTAATTGCTTTAGCTACTGTCTTTGCCACTGCGGCCATGATAGCATATCCTGTGTTAAATCCTTTAACCTCATTATTAACTTTAAAGTTTCCTAATAATGCTCGGGCAGTTGGACTAACACCTTCAAAATCTCGCTTGCCTGTGTTTATGTAGTTGTCAATTTCGGCACCTAATGTTTCATCAACTCCAGGTATCTGTAACATTTTACCTAGTGTGATAGGACCAGCTTTAGCTGTTTGTTCTGCTATTACTTTGACCACAGTAATACAATATTTCGCTGTTTCAATTAAATCAGTATTTCCTTCTTTTTCTGCTTTTAGATAAGCGTCATGTAAGTTCTTAGCTGATGCCTTGGCACCCGCGCCACCTTTTGAACTGATGCCGATTTCTTGACCATTTGGAGCAATCAAGAAACTGTCGCACAAGGCCGCGTTCATGCTCATTGGCCACATCATCTTGCACTGCGACCATTCTGCTCCACCAGCTAATACTTTTCTTGCTTCTTCTGCTTGCCCTAAGATAACTCCACCTTCCAATGCGACGGGTTGCATGATCTCACCAAAGTAGTCACGTAAGGCTTCCATATGATCAGCCATGCCCTTGAACACAGTCCTTGGTTGTCCTGTCGCCAGCCCATATAATATATCTGTTAAGACTGGAGCAACTTCGGGAGGGGCGTTCTTGCCCACAGTATCAATTACCTGGGCGGCAGTCATGAATACATTTTCAGTTTTAATTAGGTTCTGTGGATCATATCCCACTTGCATTTTAATAGCACCTTTGGTTGCTAAACTCCATCCTGTAGGTATGTCTTTGTTTGACCATACGCTCATCATGTCGTGTTTGGTCTTTTGTAGGTATCTGCCCCATAGTATAACACCACCATCCATGTTATCTAACACCGCTACGGCAAATGCTAGACTGCCTGCGTTGGGAGAATTAGTCCACACAATCTTACCGTGCATGTCTTGTTCGTACTGTGCGAGTGTTTCGTCTCGTTGTTCTGGATTGTCAAATTGTGCAGTATTGGGTTCTGGATAGGAATCAACTCGAATAAATTCTGCTTCTTGGCCGGTAGCATTAACGAACTTGTCACCTGCCAGGCGACCAAAAATTCCCTTTGCTTCTAGTAATATATGTTGTAGTCTCATGATAGTGTATTTATCGTTAGTTGGACTTCCACTTGTCTAGTAACCATGAGCTTGAATTACTCTTAGTGGTTCCGCCAACACCAAACACAAATGTAACATCGGGTTCTGACAGTTCAGGAATATTATCTCTTGTGCGATCTCCACCATTGGCTACAATGATCTGACCTGCAGGATACAGTAATTTGACATTTTGTATGGCACGTATGGCACTGTCATCAGAGTCATCAAACAACACGCAATGATCTACCATTCTTAAATTTTCTAATATTGCTACTCGATCAATGCTAGGCATAAAAGCACGCCCTTTTTTACGGACAAGCCAAGCATCTGAGTTTACACCAACTACTAATATGTCACCTAATTTACGGGCGGCCAACAAGTATTCTATATGTCCGCGGTGTAGAGGATCAAATCCTCCTGTTACTAGAACAACCTTGTTGGTCATTTTGTAAAGCTCTGACCTTTAGGTGCTCGCATGATGCCAACAGGAGTAAGTAACTTCGTTGATTTAGTGTGCTTTGGTGGTTGTGCTACTTTCTTTGTTTTTGATTTAACCGTTTGATTAACTTTTCCGGTTATAGTTGGCTCTCCGGCACTTTCAGGTATTTGTGTAGCTGGCATAACCCAATCAATATAATAGTTTTCTCGATCTAACCAGTTCACAACAATTTCTTCTTGTTTTGGGTATCCATATCTATTAATACTGTTAACTATACTATCGTGTAATAATCCTTTTTCTGCTAGGTCATACCAACTGGTAGTCTTAGGATCCATTGGTTCTATATCTGATTTATATACAGCAATCTTTATCCATGGGTCTTGCCATGTTTTATTTAAATAAAAATCCCTACAATCAAATCCATTTACAGCTAGCATATAAATTAAACTGGTTGGGGTGTGATTATAATAACACCCACTGTGGGTATCAGCATAGTATTTGTTATTGTGTACACCGTTAGATTGTGGCACGTGTAATACCAACATTCCATTGACTGTCATTTGCTCGTTCCAAAAACGCAAAGTTTCCAATGGATTGATACTGTATTGTAAGCTGTCATGTGCCCACATTAGATCAATGCTTACTGGAATTATTCTTTTTTCAGTAAAGTCTCTATTAATCTTGTATATATTTGTAAGGTCAGGAACCTTATTCAATCTATTAATATCTTTATCAACTGCATAGCATTTATAATTGTATGGTATTGGGGTGTCATCTTTGCTTTCTAAGGTAGCCCACCATGTCATGTCGCTACCATCACCACAGCCCATGTCACAGACTGTTTTAAGACTTTCTAAAAAAGTATCATAGCCGTATATTAACTTGAGTGTCGCCCAACTATCGTGATAATTAGCCAATTGATGAATCCTCCATGCCTGCTGTCCTTAATCGTGTAACATGCCCAAGCATAAAGTTTTTGCTTTCAATGCCCTTCATAACACCCAACCACTTGTTACGCAGTAGTGCTACTTCGTTGATAATAGTTTCAAAATCAATTACTTCGTCCTCTCCGTCTACATATTTTTCTGCGTCTCTCGACGTTAATGCTCTGTTGTAGGCTTCAAGATACTTTTGGAAGTATTTGCGTCTAAGTTTTCTCAGTTGGATGTTGAGAAAATTTAAAACTGCTTCAATTTCTTGTAGTTGATTAAATCGATGTTCGGTAATGCCTGGCAGTTGTGCCAATGATTTTTCTATATTGCCATGTATAGCGATCTCTCGTTTAGCATCATCTAACTCTCCTTCGTAAAAGAGAATCATGTCAGGAATTGAGCCTAAACTAGCAACTACTCGACTATACCACATTAATAGTCATCACTTCCATAAACATCATCTTCTTCTTCAGGAACTTCTTCTTCACCCAGAACATCTCTTACTGCTCTGGTCAGATATGCATCCGTCCCACCAAATGCTTTAAGATCATCTTCGCTAAGTCCACTATCAGCAACCACACTAACAACATGGTCTGCGGCTGTTTGTCTATCTTTGCTAGGAATGTATTCCTTAACAGTTATCCATAAGTCACTAAGGCTATCAACATCTATTGTCATTCTGCGTTTTCCTCAATATGTGTTTCGGTAGCACCTGCTGTTACTTCAACCATTGGTACTGTTTCTTGTGCAGGTTCTTCAACATCTGTACTTAGTCTTTTTAGGCTAGAACTAATTTCTTTCATTGCAACATCTAAACAACCATCATCGTTGGCTTCCCAACCCTTGCGGAATTTCTTAATAACAGTTCCATCTGCTGTTGTATAAACAAGACTGTTGCCTTCTTTACCTAACAGTTTTTTGTTTTCAAGCATGTTAGTAAGTCCTGAATATGGACTCATTCCAGTTTCGTATGGGATCTTAACTTGTACTGACTCAAACGGTTTGTTATATCGTGTTTTCATAATCTTACATGAAGCACGGATACCTTTAACTTCTGATATCTTGTTACCATCCTCATCTTCTTTTAGTTTAAGTTTTTTCATTGCAACAACAATACTTGATGCGTAGATAAAACCTTGTCCACCTGATATCTTATCATCTGGATCAAACATGTCTTGTGAGGCGTATGTGTGATTTGTACATACCATGCCCACATTATGACTACCAAACATGTTAACAGTGTTACGCACCAATGAGGTTAGTGCTTTAGGCTTACGACCCATGTCACCTTTCATGTCGCCTGCTTCAAATTGGTTAACATCTGTAGGTGTTAACATCATGCCTAACGAATCGATGACAAATAATACCTTTGGCTTTTGTTCATCTGGCATTAGTTTATACTCTTTCATAAACTCTGATATTGTTTTAGCAACATCGTCGATCATGGCCATGTTAAGTTTCAGCAACTTGTCTTCTGAGGTGTCAACTCCTAGTGCTATCAACCATTTCTCATCAAGAGCATTTTCTGTATCAATCAAGATAGGATATATTCCCTGCTCTTGTGCGTGCTTAACAATGTTTCCTGAACAGATGTAACTCTTGCCTGCACCTGATTCGCCGGCGAACACTGTTACTTTACCTAGCGGAATACCCTTGTTAAAGTCTCCACTGATTAAATAGTTTAATGTGTAGTTACCTGTTGAAACCCAATCTGTTGGGTCGTTAAAGCCAATACCTAACCCTTCAATGCTTTTGGTAATTGACTTCCTAAATTTCGATATATCAAATGGTTTTGCCATAATTTGTCCTCATTGAAGTTAGAGGTAGGGAGTAACCCCTACCCTTCACCTTTACTTATTAAGATGTTTTCTGTCGATTGCGAATCATCGCTAGAATGTCTTCTGCACGCTGTCCACCGCTAGCTGGTGTTTCGATCGGTGCTGTAGGAGCTAGTACTGCTTCGGCTACAGGAGCCACTACAGTTTCAGCTACAGGGGCCACTACTGCTGGTGCTGGTGTTGCCGCAACTTCTGCAGACGCATTTGGTGTTGCTGTCGCAGGAGCATTAAACTGGCCTCTTGGCTTGTAGTAATTACCCCAACGTTCTGCATCATATGCTTGCCCATCTACTGATGCTTCAAACATTTCTTTCATTACTTTTTGTTCAACTTCGCTTGGTCTCTTAGGAAGAAAGTCAGCTAGGTTGTGAAGACCAAATTGTTCGATAGCCGCTGAATCTGCCGCGTCTAGTGCTGATTCTTTACGTGACCATTTTGAAGTAGAATAATCAGCATAACCGCCTTTTGATGTTTTAGTAACAATAAAGTCTAAACCACCTTGATAGTCTGTTGGTAAGTTTTCTAGTTCTGGATCTAACAAAGCTGATTTAATTAAGTTAAAGATTTGTGGACTAATGATAAATCTACGGATTGGATTTTCCGGTGTTTTGTCGTCCGTGATTGGATTTTCTTTAACAAAGCCTTGGAATAGATATGATTTCTTTTTCCAATACTTACGGCCCATGTCTTCCAATGATGGATCTTTAAACCATGTTCTTACTTCTGCCAAGATTGGGCATGATTCTCCCCACATTTCAATACACGGTATTTGTACAGTTACAGGTCTACTGTCGCCTTGCCCTTTGATGCCGGCAAAAGCTAAGTTGATCATGTTTCTCTCAACCCAAAAGAATGTGTTATCTTTGTTTGCGTCAGGTAGAAACCTTATTCTTGCTGTTTGACCTTCTTGGATGTTCCAGTGTGCGTAGATAGCGTTATCGCCACCACCTTGTGAATTGCCGCCTGTACCGCGATTTTCTGTTGCTTGTAACTTTGCTCTAATTTCGGCTAATGATGTTGCCATGATGTTTCTCCTATATGTTTGTCATTGTTTGCCATGATGTGTCTATAAAACGTATAACACTCTTGTATTATACGCTACTATTATTTAGTCTGCAACTGGTATTATATAATATTTTAAATCAATTTAGCCAAAAAGAAAGGCACCTAAAAAAGTGCCTTCCCATAATACTAACTACGCTCTAGTTAATTCCCGATAATCTCTTAAGTGATGTCATTTCTTGTACACTTTCGTTTGCCTTTTTAAGTGCATCTGCTACTTGAGGCTGGTCAGACAATCCATCTTCGATTGATTCAATCCTGTCAACAGCATCTGTCATGTTACCTGTTGAACTGTTTGCTATTTTAATTGCGGCGTTGACGTCATCTTGTGTGTATTTTTCTGCTTCATCTAGTTTAGCGTTACAATTACAGTGCGGGCAATCTGGTGGGCAGCCACAATCTTCTGCTTTTACATCACTACCACAGCATTTATCTGAACAGTGTGTGTCACTAGCTTCTTCTACTTTTACTTTTGCTTTTTTAATTGAAACGCCACCTTTATAAGCCATTTCATATTCTTTTTGCATTGCTACAGCTTCTTCTTTACTGGCAAAAGAATCAATTTCTTCGCCGTTCCACCATAATTGATATTCTGTTTCGTTTGTTGATTCTTCCATTGCGTCATATGATTTTGCTGGTAAGCCTTTCTTATGTACTGCTCCACGCCCATGTAAATCTAATACGTCTTTCAGCATGTCAAGATATCTTGTGAGTGTGCTAGGTTTTTCATCTTCACTGGTTAAATCAGTAAAGTGTGATACCGTAGTCTGTCCATTATCCATATCAACTACTAAGGCGTTGCTATGAGTAGTAGACACTTGATCCACTGTACCTGTTTGTCCTTTATTCTTAACATATACTCGCTGTCCTACTAGTTTTTCTAATTTTTCGTGTGCTTCGTATACTGGTTTCTCTTCGTGCATTTTCATTTTGCCGATGTATGCTGGTTTGTTTGGGTCTTTTGCTAGTCCTGGTGTTTTAACTTCTTGCCAATCTGATTTTTTAGATTTCCAATTTTTTTCAAACTCTTCGTCTGATGCATTTTCCAAATCATAATGTAGTTCTTTCATTCTGCCTTCTTTTACTTCCATTCCACTTAGGCGTTTGAGTCTTTCTAAATTGTCAGGGGTTGAATGTTGTTTAACAATATTATCAACCCAAGCACTTACATCACTGGAACCAATCTCTTGTAGATCACTCCAATCTTCGCTGTCAACGTAATCCTGGATAGCGGCCATTGTTTCTCGAGGACCACCTACTTTGATAACTAGATCTAGATTGCCTTGAAAACGTCGAAGGATAGCATCGTATACTGCATCAGCCTGATCGTCATTATCACCTAAATTGATGTCAGCTTCATAGTCCATAGCATCTTGATCTGCTTGTGCATCGTAGTCATCATCTGTTGCTTCATCTAACTCAATATTATCTTTTGGCGGGCCGTATGTTTCGATCTCTTTTTCTGTAGCAATAAAATAAGATGGGCTTTTGCAATTTGGACATACTACTTCTGCTTCACCTTCAGGTAATCCATCTGTTGGATTTTCTGGATCTGCAATCTCAGCATACATATGACTTAGATTATGGCAGTTCATACAATACTGTGGCTCATTGTTTTTAAATATCTCTAATCCATCTTTTGCACCAACATGTACTGAATAATCATCATCTGTAGCTTCATCCATTTGTACAAATCCTGATTTACCTTTCAATTGGTCCATGATTTCTGGCATGTTGTCATCAACCCATTGTACAATCAGGCCTCTAGTGTCTGCTTCTGGATCTATATCTCCTAGATCGCCAATGTTGTCCCATAGCACATCGTCACCAATGAGGTCACCTAACGCACCAGTAGCATTAGCACCATCTACGCCTGCTGGCAATGGTTTTTTAAGTAATTCGTTAAGTTTTGCAATGTTTTCTTCTGTTTCTGGGATCGCCCAAGTACCTTCTGATACTCTTTGTGCCCAGGATTCAAATTGTTGTGCAAACGGGTTGTTGTTTTCTCTCATGATCGTGTGTGCCTTATGTACGAGTGGTAGTGCTTGTTCAATGCGCTCGTCAAGTGTTTTCTTGACAAACAATTCTTTTAGATCTGCTATATCCGCTTCATCTTCTACCAGAGCAGGTGTATAGTTCTCTTTAAATTCTGTGTAGCCACGCTTGCCCTTCATTTTCTTTAGGGTATTTTTAAGCAGGCCGTGATATCCAAACGCTGATTCTACCATCTCTAGAGTGACAGTGTCCTCAAATGTTCTGCGTGACATCCCGCGGACGAAAGGGCGTAATGTCATCATTTCTCCAACCATTTCAGTTATATGCTGGCCTAACTCATCAGTGGGAATGCCACCAGCCGAAACATGTCGTGCCATGGCACGTGCACCTGTTAGGTTATTGAACGGAAGTTTAAATCTTTCGCCTTCTACATTTTCGATGAACACCGAGTCGATGTTGCGGCTACGGGAGCCATGGACTTCATCGACGATGGGTTTGCTATGCTGTAATTTGATGCGCACTGGACCAAAGCTCTCATAGCTACGGTTCTTTGTGCCGTACATTTTGCCTTCGGATACAACATCGTCTGCGCTGTAGGTGTTGTCAGCCTTGCTCTGTTGCTGGATGTCTCGATGTTTTAGCGTGCTTCGTGTTATGTCGCGTGGTTCAAAGCTCAATAGATTTCTACGGGCAAACTCGCGAAGCTCTCTTAAAAACGTGTACCAGTCTTTTTTATGGTCTTCGTCAAGGTCGTCACTGATATTTTTACTAAAATATATCTTTAGGCTAGTTTCATCAATGAGACTCATTGTGATGTTGCCGTGGTTGTGTCCGTCTACTGTGTAATCAAAGTTAAAAAATCGTGCATCTTCGGGGTTTTGTGTGGCTTTAGCGTTTTCGTCACCAAGACTTACTTCCTCAAATCTATCACGGATTTTTTCAAACAGTCCTTCTGCAATTTTGTTAATTTCTCTCATAATAGTATTTATCTACAACATTATAAATGGCATGGGTTCTACAAAATCGTCATGACCATCTTTCATCGCGTTGTCTAAATTAGCGTCATACGTTTGTAACAGCATGGCCATTCGCACTATCAACACGAGGCTCATTACCAAGTCATCAGTTTCGCCGGGTTTGGCCGCAAATCCGCTACCGCTGGCCACAAACGTTTTAAGTTCTGATATTAGCGGCTTGCTGTTTATGGTCATGCGTTTGCTTTCAATCAGGCTCTTAAGTTTAGCACAAGCGGTAATTTTTGGTTTGTTTGATGTGTTAAATCCTTTTCGATACCTGCGAGTATTCCCTGCCCTGGCGGGTTCGCTCAGGAACGTGCCTTTTATGTTCTCTTCGCCGATTTCTGACACACTAATTAACGCGGCTTCACCCAAAGTATTATTTTCTAAGCTATAATAGATGCTGTTCACTGGCACGGTCTCTGCTAGGTATTTTGTGATCTCTAACAATATACCTATCTGTTGTTGCACTGGTGTTCTATTGTCTCGCCATTCTGCAACTTGTACGAAGCTAGGAACTTCAAAGACCTGTATGGCGCTAGGATCGCCCCCTGTGCCAAGGCTCGGGTCTAATGCAACCAAATACGTTTGTGTGGGATCTGGACGCTTGTACCACCGTACCTGTCCTTGCCTTTCAGTTGGATCTTTTCCATCTAACTCAATTAAGTAACCAGGATTAATTAATGTTTCATCCCAGATGATAAATTCACAATCCATTTCTCTACGGAATCGTTCATCACCTAATTGTGCTCGAGTCTCTATAGCCCATGCTTCATCACGATCTGGATGCTCGTTCCAATAACTGCGGAATGCTTTAAACCCATTGATGCCTAATTCTGTTTCGTTACCACTTGCATCAAAGCACTTGTTGGCACCTTTCCACAATGTGGCAAATTGGTCTTCATCACTGTTAGGAGTTGATGTAATAATACACTTACCGCCAGTTGCTAATGTAGGTGATATTGACGTCCAAAACTCACGGCCTATGGTAGGGCGGACAAACGCAAACTCATCTGCGTACAGTAGCGATATACTCATACCCCGTCCAGTGTTTTCAGTTGTTGTAGCACTTACTATACGACTGCCGTTGTCAAAGTCTATACTACCTTTGTTGTAACTAACTGCACCAGCACGTATGAAGTCTGGAACTGACTCATATGTGTATCGTATACGTTGCATGATCTCTTGCGAGCCTGTATATTTGTGTGCGGCGATTAGGATAGTTGAGTCAGGGACAAACATAGCGTACCATAGCAAGTAGCCCGCGGCTGAAGTGGACTTCCCTGTTTGTCTGGGCATTAAGGATATGCTGAATCTGTAATTGTGGTATGAGTGTATCAATCGCTTTTGGTATTCAAAAGGTTTATACAACATTCGTCCTTTGGTAGGGTGCTGTATATAAAAGTAATTACTCATGAAATATTCAGGACCTGTTACAGGATTTGCACATTTAGCAAACTCTTGTAATTGTTTTTCCGTAAAGGATTCCCTCTGATGAGGTTTTTTTACTAATACGGAATCTGTACCTCTAGCTGTAGCCATAGTATTATTTAACCATCTGTTTCTTATTTGAGTAGTATCTGAGTAGTGATTGTCTTTGTTTTGCAATATGTTCAGGTGATTTAATTCTACCTTTTAATGCTGTTGATTTTTTTAATTTCGTTTCTACACTATCAGGCCCTTTCTTTTTTCCTAAATTAGCCAATCTTAATTTCTCTTTTGTTTCTTTAGAATGAGGATTACCTTTCCTTCCAAGTTGTCTTAAAGATTGTTTTATACGTTGTTCTTCTGTGCGTTTTTTTCCTATATTTTTACCTTTCATAGATTCAGATAGTTTTCTTTTAGATTCTTCACTCATTGGTTTTCTTTTCTTACCCATATGAGCTAAAGATAATTTAATTTTAGTTTCTTTTGAGTGCTTTCTGCCAGGTTTACCTTTGAGTGATTTTGATCTTAAAGTAGCATATTTGATACGCAAAGATTCATATATTTTTGATGTTATTTTATATCTTTGTTGATTATTGTTTTCTAAAGTTGCCATAGCCCAGGCGGCATATACCATTTTCTTTTTAGCATTACCTTCGTACATTTTTGTAAGGAGAAGATGACAAATAAAATGCTCTCTGGCTGTTAAATTGACAAGATTTTCTTTAAGATTACTACCGCCTAATGATTTAGGAACAATATGATGAGTTTCATAATACCCATCCGTCAGACGATTTTTAGCTTTGTTGATGATACTATTATAATAGGAAGTATATTTGTTTTCTAACACATAGTTATTTATCTGTTAGCAAAGGTTTTAATAAGTTTAACTTACCAAGGAGTCTCTCCGCCCATAAATTTTGGCAAGGAAAACCAAAGTCTAAACCATTCAGGAGTGCCAGGTTTGATGTCGTTTTCTTGTTGATATTTTATTTTTTCGTTGGCGGTGATGCTAGGATTGCTACCTTCTGTGCTAACACTATCAGGTCCTGTGTATTCCTGTAACGTTCCTATATTGTTATTGCCTAACCCAGCAAGGCGTTTGATCTCGTGTATCGGATCAGCGTCGTCTAGGACTGCATCATCAATTCCTTCGTTGGTGTAGTCTTGTGTGCGAACTACATATTGTTTAGACGCCATATTTATTTTTCCTCTTAGCAGGCATTGGGCTCTGCTTGTTAGTATTACTTAGTTCTTCACTGCGATTAGATGATAATCTTTTAACCTTGCCAGCACCTACCATCTTGGCGGCACTGTTAATGATCTCTAATTCTTGATCAGTGTAACATGATAACAAAGGGTCACCTGCAATTGCGCCTGCGGCTTTTGTAGGGAAGTCTGGAGCTCCGGCCATAGCTAATCCAAAGCGGTAAGCTGTGTATGGACTGCCATTGGGATGATTTATACTAATGCCAGGCAGGCTAATAGCACTTCTGATACTAGCTTGTTGGTCTGCTTCTAAATTTGAAAAATCGGCTCGTTTATTGTCTTCAACAATAACTTCCTTAATTTTCATCTTAGACTTTTTTAACTTCGTCAACCATGCTTTCGTATGCTGACCATAGATCTTCTTCTATAGGGTTAGCACCACGATTAGCGGCTAACGGATATTGTTTTTTAGGTCCACCAAGTCCACCGCCAGCGGCTGATGTTACAGCACTTACTGGCGCTGTTTCTTCATGTGGAGTGTTAGTGTATTCAATATCGCGTTCTTCTTCTACTTGTTCACACCCGCATGGTTCACACCCACAAATGTCACAAGTTTCTGTACTGCCTACTGGGCTTAAATCGTCCTCTTCACCTACTGGTATAGCAACACCAGTAACTTCTGGCATGCCAGATAGTTTACGAAGTAAATTAAGTGCATCTTGTTCTCCATTAGCAGTAATGCTGACATTGATATCTTCGTTCATATTTTTCTCCTGTGCTGTGTCACCAGACACTGAGTATGTTTTACCATCAACAGTAAATGAATCTTTACCTGCTTTAATAGCATCTAGTCTTGCTTTAGTAAACTCGT